GCCATTGAGCCAGATCAGCTCCGTGGTCCACAGCACGATGCTGCATGGGGAGACGAACTTGCCAAATGGAGATACGCCCAAGACACTTGGGATCAGCTTGCATTTGGTCTCCGTCTTGGTCCTAAGCCTAGGGCTATTATCACTACTACTCCTCGGCCTATTCCGGTTGTTCGGAAGCTAGTTGCTGATCCGTTCTGCTTCGTGACACGAGGCTCGACGTTTGATAACAGTGACAACCTTGCTGAATCGTTCCTGTATCAGATCGAAGACAAGTACGGCGGTACACGTCTAGGCCGGCAGGAGCTCAACGGGGAAATCCTTGATGACATTCCCGGCGCTCTCTGGAATAGGGAGTGCATTGATAATTATCGCTGCCCCAAGGATGAAGTTCCTGATATGGAACGGATCATTGTAGCTGTCGATCCCGCTGCTTCTAGTAATGAAGGGTCTGACGAAAATGGAATTGTTGGGGTGGGTCTCTCACGAGACAAAGACGGTTATGCCCGAGGATATGTTCTCGCGGACCGCAGCCTTCGAGGAACTCCTGAGGAATGGGCTAGAGCCGCAGTTCGACTCTATCGCGAACTTGGTGCCGACCGTATTGTGGCGGAAAAAAACAACGGTGGCGAGATGGTCTCATCCGTTATCCGATCCGTCGATAGGTCAGTTCCAGTTACCCTTGTTCACGCTTCTCGAGGCAAGCACATTCGAGCAGAACCTATCTCAGCTCTCTACGAACAGGGACGTGTACATCATGTAGGTCGTTTCGACGAGCTCGAAGACCAGATGTGTATGTTCTCGATCGACAACCTCAGAGACGGTAACATGGGATCGCCAGACAGAGTTGACGCTCTGGTGTGGGGTCTCAACGAAATCTTTGATAAGATCACCAGTCGTAGGCGCAAAACACCCGATGACACGCTAAAGGAGCAAACCACAGGGTTCAATCCCGGGTACGATCCTAAAGCCACCGTCGAAACTTCACACACAGGATGGATGGCTGGATAAATATGGCTAGCACTAAGTACGAAAAGCCCAAAGAGAAGAAAGATGGTACACCGATCGACGTAGTTCCTGTTGAAGGAGTGGTTGATCCGAAGTACGTTCCCGAGGGTTTCGACTCAGTGGATGCTTTCCTCCAAGATATGCGGGAGCAGTATCAAGCTGACGTAGATTTCGATCGCGTCAACCGTGATGAGGCTCTAGATGACAAGAAATTCGCTGCCGGTGAGCAGTGGGACCCAATCGTTCTTGACCAACGTAAGGGTCTTCCTTGTCTCGTAATCAACAACATTCCCCAATTTACAGCCCAGCTCGTTGGAGATTGGCGCGAAGGCCGTAGGGCCGTTAAGGTTGTCCCTAGTAACGACGAAGATGTCGAAATTGCTTCGGTTCGAGGGGACCTAATTCGCGCCATTGAAATGCAAAGCCGCGCCGACCGCATCTATGACAGTGCTTTTGAGAGCCTGGTGCAGTGTGGTGACGGGGCTTTGCGTGTTTCCGTCGAGTACGCTCGTGATGACGTGTTCGATCAGGACATTTTCATCCGCCCAATCGAAGATTGCCTGTCCACCGTATGGGACCGCTTCTCAATTGACCCTACAGGTCGAGATGCTAAGCGTGTTTTCGTGGATGATCGCATTCCTCGGAAGGAATTTGAGGCCAAATGGCCCGGCTGTTCCCCGGATAACCTCTCTGAAGACACGTATCTCAACAGAACCGATCTAATCGGCTGGGTTGACGACGATTCGTACAGAGTAACTGAGTATTGGAGGCTCGTAGAGCGCCAGCGTCTCATGGGTTTGTTCGAGAATGGCAAGGTCTTCGAGATTGAAGGTGAAAACCTCGCCTCGTTGGTCGAGCAGAACGGTCAACCTGTACGTACAAGGGTTTCTTGGTGTTCTTACGCCCAGATGCACCTCGTTACTGGCTTCGCTGTCCTGTCAGGCCCCTATGAATACCGTTTGAACCGTCTACCTATCGTTCGTATGAGCGGTCGGGTGGTCAATGTCGGTGGCCGGCGAGTCCGTTACGGCTTGGTTCGGTTTATGAAGGACCCCGTTCGCCTCAAGAACTTCTGGCGTTCGGTGGCTGCTGAGCAATTGGGCTATGCGCCTAAGGCACAGTGGATGGCTACCGAGAGTGCTGTCGAAGGGCGGGAAGAGACGATCCGAAAGGCTCACCTTACCCGTGATCCGCTCCTTGTCTTCAATGATGAGGCTGAATTCGGCCGCAACGTTCTCCGTATGGACCCTCCTGCACCGCAGGCGGCTCTCCTAAACGAAGCCAACGTCAATTCACAGGACATGAAAGATGTTACGGGTATCCACGATGCCTCCCTCGGTATCCGAAGTAACGAAACGTCTGGTCGAGCAATCCAAGCCCGTCAACGAGAAGGCGACGTGGCCTCGCTTACATTTTACGACAACGCCAATGCTGCAATTCTTGAAGCTGGCGACGTTATAAATCAGCTCATTCCTCAGATCTACGATGGCACTCGTGTTATTCGTACGATTGGTGAGGACGAGGCGATGAAGTTCAAACGGATCAACGATCCTATGGACCCAAGCTCGATTGACCTCAGCGTAGGGATGTTCGATGTGGCCCTGTCCACTGGAACCTCTTACACTACACGGAGGGTAGAGGCAGCTCAGGCTATGATGGACGCCATCCAAGTCTGGCCGCAGCTTATGTCTGTTGCAGGCGATCTTGTTGCTAAGGCCCAAGATTGGCCCGGGGCTGAGAAATTGGCTGATCGACTTAAGAAGACTATCCCTCCCCAGTTCCTTGAAGATGATGATCCTGACAAACAGCAGGCGTTCACTCCTGAACAGGTCCAAGAGTTCCAGCAGAAAATGATGGAGCTTGAGGCTGAGAACAAGGAGCTCAAGGCAGACAAGACTATCGACTTCAAGAAACTTGAGATCGACAGCTACAATGCCGAGACCGCCCGTATCAAGGCTCTCTCCGATCATGAGGTTGACGCCAATGAGATGGAGTTCAAGGCTATCCAAGCAATTATAGATGGTTCAGCCAAACTTGACGAACAAGATATTCGTCGTGACGAGTTTGAGCAGAACACTATTAATCAGAGAGAAGACAACGCACGCCAGCACGATCTGGCCGAGAAGTCTCTCAAGATGAAATCGACTCCTACTGCAAAAAGCACTTCTAGCAGTAAGAAATAAGTCGCAACATAGAGGCGCAAACGGTTAAAGGACCGATCAAACTTTATATATGAGTACAGAAAACACTCCCGTCGAGTCTCAGGAAGACGATCTCGATACTTTTAGCGCTGAATTCTTTGGCCAGAAGACAGCCCCGAAAGAGCCGGCCAGCTCAGAGGAAAAAGACGAAGACGATCTTGAAGACAGCGATGCACCTACAAAAGATACTCAAGACGGGGAGGACGATACCCCCGCAACCGATGACGACGCTGATGAAGACGACGCCGAGGATGAGGATCAGGATAACGATGAAGACGAGCCTGAACCCGAACCCAAGCCGAAGAAATCTCGCGCCCAGGAACGTATCGAAGAGCTAAATGCCAAGTTCCGTGAAACTGAACGTCAGTTAAACGAACTCCGCGCTAAGTTCGAACAGAAAGCTGAACCTGCCCCTGCCCCTAAGGCGGAGGTAAGTAACACCGGCCCCACACCTGAAGACAAGAATGAAGACGGAAGCGACAAGTACGAACTTGGCGAATTCGATCCTCAGTACATCCGAGATCTTACGCGACATACGCTCCAAACAGAGCGGGAAGCGTTGAAGATCCAAGAACAAGCGGATGCTGAACAACAGGTAATGACACAACAGCGTGCTGAATTGCAGGCTAGTTGGGAGCAGAAGCTAGGTCCCGCCCAGGAGCGTTACCCTGATTTCCTTGAGAAAGGTGAGGCATTGATCTCACAGTTCGACGGACTTGACCAAGGCTATGGTGAGTATCTTACTTCCACGCTTATGAGTATGGAGTATGGACCAGACGTTCTGTACTACCTCAGTAACAATCAGGACGAAGCCAAGGCTATCGTGAACTCTGGTGCCGCTAAGGCTACCATTGCTCTCGGTCGACTCGAAGCTAAGTTTGCGTTTGCCAATGAGGAAAAACAAAAGGCTCGTCCTAAGGTCTCTAAGGCACCCACTCCACCTGCTCACATGAACAAAGGTTCAGCGGCAGCGATTGCGGATGTTCCGGCGGATACGGACGATCTAGAAGCCTTCGCCAATGAATTCTTTAGTAAGAAAAAGCGAAGGAGTTAAAACTCATAATAAGGAATAGTTATTAATGGCTACTGTAACTGTTGATCAAGCAAAACTGGTTCTCAATTCGTTTGCTGCGATCTTCCAGAATAACCTTCTGTCTAAGGACCTCGTGACCTGGCGGAAGTTCAACAACGAGATGAATGATCGAAACGCCCTTACGGTCGTTGAGCAGGTCACACCTCGTTACGTCGTGACTCAGACTACATCTGGTGTTCAGGACCTCTCTGCCGGCGTGCAGGATACCGTCTTCGGTTCCGAGCAGTACAAGGTGGATCAGGTGTTCGGCGCTTCGATGGGCTGGGGCGACTTCGTTAAGATCCGCGACATCGGTGATGCTCGTGAGTCGGAAGCGATTAAGGCGGCTGCTCTCAACCTTGCGGAAGAGATCGACCAGTACATTATGGGACGCATTCGCGGCTTCTCGTACAACTGGACTGGTACGGCTGGTAACAACGTTGCGACGTTTAATGACGTTGTGGCTGGTTACACTCGCCTGAAGGAAGAGGGTGTTGATGACTCGGATATCCGGGCTGTCCTGACCTTCGCTGACAAGCAGGCTCTCGGCGACTGGGTTGTGAACAACAACGACTCGGCTCTCTCGGGTGCGGACGGTATCTATCGTCAGGGCTTCACTGGCACTGTCGGTGGCATCCCCACGATGTTTACTCAGCAGCTCCAGAACCATACCAACGGTAACGATGTTACTGGTGTGACGGTTGACGGTGCGGCTCAGAACGTTACCTACGCCTCTGTAGCTGTATCCGGTGGTCCTGGTCAGTTCAAAACTCAGACGATCAACCTGACTGGCTTCACTGCCAATACAGGCACTCTGGCGGCTGGTTCGGTCTTCACGATCGCTGGCGTTAATGCTTGGGATCATCGTGCGGGTCAGTCCCTCGGTCGTCTCCAGCAGTTCGTCGTTGTGACGGGCGGCACGGCTGATGCCAACGGTGATATCAACGCTCGGATTTATCCGGCGATCATCGTTCAGGGTACCAGCGATGTCAACACTGCTCACGCGACTGTTGATGCAGCTCCGGCTGATACGGCGGCTCTCGTCTTTGTTGGTGCAGCTAGCACGGCCTACAAGCCTCGCCTGATGCTCCAGAAGTCGGCGGTTGTGGTGAACACAGCTGACCTGATCATGCCGGCCACTGGTAAGGCTATCCGTAAGTCTCTGACTGCGGTTCCTCTCAGCGTCCGCATGTGGCAGGACTCGATCTTCGCCACTGGTGAACACCGTATCCGGTTCGACGTTGCCCTCGCGGCTGACGTTTCCGGCGCTGGTCGTAATCGCATCGTACGTGTTAACGGCGCGTAACTAATATGATAGGGGCCTCTGTTTTCGGACACGCCCCTATCTTCTTTTTAGAAGTGGATAAAGAAATTGAGCACTGTTAAAGAGCGGTATGCCCCAGTGGTAATTGCTGCAAACGGCACGGCTACAGTTAATAGTGAGCAGGTTGGCGGATTTCTCGCTCTTACTTCTGGCACTATTACGATCACGCGTAATAACGAAGATGGTACGACTACAATTATTGTCAATGCGGTCCCTGTGACTGCGGGCATCTGGACACCGATCCCATTCCTCGTAGGTTTTCACGGAGCGACTTGCACTCTCGCAGGCGGCGCTTCCGGCACACTAGGAGTCTAATATATGCCTGCTGCAATTAAAAGGTTCGGCGAAACCCAACCTCGCTATATCGTAGGTAACTGGTATCTTCCTTTTACTAACGGCATTCTCGCAGGCGGTGCGGCTCCCGGCGCTAACGTCATTCGACTAACGCCTTTCCAAATCAATGAACCCATTACGATCTCTGATCTCGCGGTTCGCATCTCAACCCTGTCTGTTGGTGGTCTTTGTCAGGCAGCTATCTACGCTTGCCGCCCCACGTCTAACCTTCCCGGGAAACTTCTCGGTCGTACAGGTAGCATGTCCACTACATCGGCAGCGACAGTGTCAGCCGGTATTGAAGGGCAGGATGTTAAACTGGCTCCGGGCATCTATTGGTTCGGTATCAATCAGGACAACGCTACTGTTGCCTTTGTGATGCAGCCGACGACTTCAACTAATATGGCTCGTATAATCGGTTCGCCGACTGTAACAGAAGTGCTAGAGACAGGATCTTCGACTTCTCGTCCGTGCCAGTCTTTCACTCAGACGTTCGGCACTTGGCCCGATCTTACTAACGCAACTCTTGCTGTTTCAAGCAACCACGCTATTGGCGCTTTCAAGGTGTCAGCCGTAGGATAAGGGACCTAACATGATACCAACTTACGTCAACCAAGTGCGGGGTATCTCCGTTGCTGGTCAAGACATCGTCCTTCTGGCTGCTGGCCAGTCCAATGAAGTAGGTTGGGGTACAGGTCCAACAAACGGTATTAGCTACACTCTCGACCCTCAGGACACGCGGCTTCAAAGCCTTGACCTAGGGTTCGGCAGTAACTTTGTCTCCAATGGTGATTTCGCCTCTGGTCTTACGACTGGGTGGGCGTTCACCTCTGGGGCTTCCGGGGCTGTAGTCAATGGCCAGATGGTAGTGACTAAGGTTGGTGCTGGCTTTAATACAGCCACATACACGATCACAGGTCTTACCATTGGCCAAGACTATGAAATCTGGGTTAAGGTGTCGTCTACTGCGGTAGGTGCCCAATTCCAGATTACTACTACAGGAGCAGGATCTTCGGTTCGCTCTATCGCTGGACCGTTCACGGATCGCTATCTTAAGAAGCGTATCACTGCTACTGGTACTTCTCACAATCTCGTGTTCCTCTTCTCTGTTGATACGGAGGCCAATGGCGCTACGTACACAGTGGATGATGTGAACTACCGATTGGTTGAAACTTCGGGGGTGTTTGACAGAATTGCTATCGAGCCTCTCGAGTGGCCAGATCGTACGAACATCGCTGCCTATGGAACTTCTCCGGCCTATCACATGGGTAGGGAGTTGCTTCGTCAAGGGGCAAACTCGGTAAAGATTATTCCTACAGCTTGGGGCGGAACAGCCCTAGTGGGAAGCGTCTGGGCCTCTCCTTCTGGAGCACGATATGTCTACGCTCTTGATCGACTGACGGCTGCTGTTGCAGCTAATCCGACTGCTACCGTGATCCTTAGCTGGATACAAGGAGAACAGGATGGTCTGAACGGCCAGACCGCTGCGGCATATAAATCAGCATTCTCGGCTATGGTCGATGGTTATAGAGCCGTTGCTCCGAATATGAAGGTAGTCATCGGTTCGATGGTGCCTGAGTACATTGCTTCGGTCCCTGGTGTTGCGGTTATTGATACAGCCCATAAGGCTCTGCCAGCGGAAATGACAGCCACTCAGTTTGCTTCTATGATTAGTGGCTTCCAGATTGGGGCCGATCCTCCTCATTACACAGCCCCGGGCGACCGACTCATCGGTAAACGAATGGGACAAACGTACGGCGGCTTGCCGTTAACTTCGAGCTAAGGGACACCTAATGACGCTAGTTTCTTCAATCATTAATGATTCTCTGCGTGAGACTAACATCATAGCTCTCGGGCAAGCCCCTACCTCGGACCAGAATACTGAGGGCCTAACCCGCCTTCAGGCTCTTGTTTCCTCAGTTCTGGGCAACGAAGCTGGTGAGAACCTGTATCCGTTCCCGGTAGGTAAGAACGAAATCAACGCACCTAAGGGCTATCCTTGGTACGCTAATGAAGTCCCGGGGGATATTTTCCTGCCTGTCAACCTGCGGCTGATGTTCAATCTCGACGGAGAAGGCTCTGCTAACCTGCACCCTAAGCCCAGTGATGGCGCTCGTATGGGAGTAGTGGACGTAAGCCAGACGCTAGGGACATATCCTTTCGTGATCTACGGTAACGGGCGCTCCATTGAAGGAAGTGACACCATTACTCTTGATGAGAGTGGTATCTCGCGCGAGTGGTTCTATCGAGGCGATCTAGGTAACTGGGTTCGTGTCACAGACATTGCTCTAACAGATGAGATGCCGTTCCCAAAAGAGTTTGATGACATGTTCGTCATCATGCTGGCAAGCCGGCTCAATCCCCGGTACGGACAGACTCTTGATCCTGATAGCCGATCGATGTTGGTTAGGGCTAGAGGGCAGTTCAGGGCTCGCTATAAACAGGACATTCAGATGCCTGTCGAAGACGCTCTCTTGTACCTCTCTGGGGATTACCGCTATGGAGGTCGCTACCCGAATCGTAGCTTTGCCGATCCTAATGATCTGTTTAACGCAGGATACCCATACTAATGGCACGCCCGGTAAGGAAAAAGATTAGATGGCCCGCATGGCGCTATGGCCCTGACGGCCAAGCCCAAATCTTTCAGAGCGCTTCAGAAGTGCCTGAGGGGTGGAAAGACCATTCTGTTCCAGTACCGGAGCGCCAATCCCGAGGTGACGTTGTTGTCGATCGAGCAGCCTTAGCCGAACAGCTTAAAGCTCGTGGTATTAAAGTGAACCCTATGTGGGGTGCTAGTAAGATGCAGGAAATCTTGGAGAACGAATAATGGTTGCTGTCCCTCTCGGTAGAGATGCCTATCAACGGACGTTTGCTAACGAGCCGGAAATCCACTGCCTTAATCGTTTCTTCGAAGAGAACCCTACTAACCTTGCTGATGGTGTAGCTCTTCTCGCCCGTCCGGGCACAGTACCTCTCGTCTCAGCAGTAGGTGATGGCCTCATCCGTGGGTTCTTCACTGCTCCCGGCCTTCACGATGGAGACTTGTTCTTCGTGTGTGGAGACACTCTATATCGCTATCAGCCTGACGGAACCCTGATTACTATTGGTGGTTTGGTCTATGGTACTGGCAAAGTCTCGATGGCCTTTCAGACTGGCGCAGGATACGAAAGACTGTTCCTCGCCGATGGTACACTGCTACAATATTACGCCGGTGGTTCACTGGCTACAGGCACTCTGACGGAGTCTGGCTCCATTACGAACCAAGTGTTCGAGATCGGTGGTACCTTCTATACGTGGAGTGCGACCCTGAATGTGGATAGTGCCGGCACTTCGGCCGATCCTTGGAGAGCTAAACTAGGGGCTAACGATACAGAATCTCTGGCCAACATGGTCAAGCTTCTGCACTTCGATGGCGTACGGGGTGTTGACTTCTCACAGAACTTGGGCGGTCCGTCCTCGCTGGTGACAGCGGTGTCTGGTGCTTCCACTATGACAGTGACCTCTAAGTCCGACTCGCTCTCTGCAAATGACATCGCTACTACGGTGTTCAGCGGAGCTGGTTTGGCTTGGGGAGACACGACTCTCAACGGAGCGGGCACTCACGTCTTACAGGGTATCGAAATGCCTGACGGATTAGGTGCCCAGTCGGTTGCCTCTCTTGCCTCGCACGTTCTAGTGAGTGTCGCTAATAGTGGTCGCTTCTACTGGATTGAACCCGGGGACGTAACGATTGATCCTTTGAACTTTGCTACTGCTGAAAGCCAGCCCGATAATATCGTGGATATGCTCTCAGTCGGAGACACAGTTTGGATGATGGGTGAAGGTTCTACTGAAGCGTGGTACGCCACAGGACAAGCTGTTGCTCCGTTCGCCCCTACTCAGGGACGCGTGTACGCGAGAGGCGTGGTTCAAGGAACTGCGGTTCGTATCAAGGATCAGGTTATTCTAGTCGGCTCTGATGGTGTCGTTTATTCAATTGGTGGAGGGGTCCAAAGGATCTCTCATCACGGTATCGAAGAAAGAATTCGTACCCAGCTCGAAAGGGAGTTAAGCGCCTAATGGCTACGATCTTTATGGACAATGCCTCTATTTATGGCAATCGAGATACAATGCTCGATGGTATGTACGCTGAAGCCACTGGTACTGGCAATCTTGACATGACAACGGTGGGAGGCCTAACCGCCTTCCACTTCCCCGCCACTCCCGGCATCTATCGGTATTTCCGATACGTCCTTCCGTCCACCGTCTCGACTACATTGTTCTGTGCGCTACGAGTACGAGTGGAACATCTTACTGCGGTTGATGGCCGCTCTCCAGCAGTTACCTTTATCATCCCTGGCAGCCTTGGCAACCCTACAGGGTATGTCACTGTCTGGATTGACATGAATGGTCGAGTGGTGGTGAACACCGATTACACTGGAACGACTACTCCGGGCAACACAATCAGTGGATACACTGCTGAACTGGCTCGAAGTGCTGATCCTGTGATCTCTGCCAACACTTGGCATCACATGGAAATCAAGGTCGTTGCCGGTGGTGTAGGAGCTGGCGAAGTTGAAATTCGTCTGGACGATAACGACATTCCGATCATTTCGACTGGACCTATTCAGACTTCAACTGGTACTGGTTTCACTGGCTTGTACTTCGGTGTTCAGACTAACACCTCCACGTCTCAAGACATGGAAGCTTGGATGACTGACATCCACGTTTGGGATACTACAGGAACTCGTAACAACGACTTCCTTGGGGATGTGTCAATCACGACTCTTTGGCCCAATGAAGATGTGGAGACAGGTTGGACTCCCAACTATCGGCATAAGCTCGGCCTCGGTGTTCTCAAACTTGTTAACGACAATGCTTTCAGTATTGGGTACACGGCAGCCGATGCCGCTGCACTTGAACTAGGGTCTGCGGATTACACTCTTGAAACGTTTATTCGTTTCAGCAGCCTTCCGACTACCAACGAGCGACGCTCGATTATCGCTAAATGGCGAGAGGACAATAACACTCGTTCGTTCCAGCTCAGTAAATGCGGACCGACTCTGAACAGTGGTAACGTTGAATTCCGTATCTCTACGGATGGCTCTGCTGTTACTACCATTCACAGCTACCCTTGGGAGCCCGAGACAGATAGATGGTATCACATCGCGGTCGTAAGAGACTCAGGATCTAACCTTCTGTTTATTGATGGCGTACAGCAGGGTGTTCCTGTCGCCGATGCTAATACGTATTACAACGGCACTGCTGTTCTAATCGTAGGTGCTAGGACTGGAGCCGGCTCGGGAGGTGTTTCTCCTGTGGCTCTGTCAGGTATTCAAGGCTGGTTGGATGAGACGCGTATCACTACACTCGTAGCTCGCTACACAGCAAACTTCATTCCGACGACAGTTCCATTCGGGCGTAACAGCACGGATGATCCTAACTTCGCTGATGTGGTTCTGCTTGCTGGATACGATACAGGGATCGTCGATGAGAGCTCCTACGTAAGGACTCTGACACCTCGTAATCAGGATGCTACAAGCGGTTCGATCATTCCGGTTATCAATACACCAGATGACGGCAACTTCCAATACGAGACGATTAATCAAGAGGATAGCCCCACAGGTGTTCCTCGCGATGACACCAACATCTCAGCCTCTCTGTACGCTGCTGCGGCTATCCTGACCCTCAGTGATAACCCTGCTGATACAGAAACGGTAACGATCGAAGGTGTGGTCTATACGTTCAAGACTGTGTTGGCTTCGGCCTTTGATGTCTTGATCGGTGCAGATGAAGAAGAGTCTCTAGCCAACTTGATGGCGGCTATCAACGAAGATGCTGGTGCGGGCACCCTCTATGGGACAGGCACTACTGCACATCCAGATGTGTATTCGACTGGTCTGCCTTCGCCTCAGGTTAAGGTTATTGCTAGAACAGCGGGAACAGCGGGTAACGCCCTCACAGTTTCCGAGACGCTTGACGGTTCGTGGGACAATGCTACCCTCACAGGTGGTGCTGACATCCCCGGTCCTTCGTCTTTCCGGTTTACTCGTCTGCCTCCGGGTGTGACGACTATCCGAAGTGTTATGGCGGTTACTCGAGCGTACAAGACGGAGGCCGGCCCGGCTAAGATGATCACATCTTTTGTCGGTCCTGCTGGCGCTGCTGACGACGGGTCCGAGAGGTCTCTGACAGTTGAGCCTACTTACCGGATTGAGGTGTTCGAGGAAGACCCGGATACGTCTGGTCCTATAACCCCATCGACCCTGCTGACTGGTAGAGTAAGATTCGATAGAACGGAGTAACTGCGTGTGGCCGGAGAAGTTGTTGATAATGAGAGGGGGACACCTGTTACGCAGGCCCCTACTCTCGTTTCCCTTATCAGCCAATCAAACCCGGTTATCACGCAGGCTCCGGTCCTCGTTGCTGTCCGACCGCCTGTTGCAGTTTCGATCAGGGTTACACAAGCCCCAATCCTTACTGCTCACAGGGCCCCAAATGCAACAGGTGTTCGTACTACCCAAGCAGCGTTTCTCGTTGCGGGAACGAGTGAAGGAAACGTACAGGTGAGAGTCACACAATCTGCTCTTCTAATCGCCACACAAGACGGTATTCCCGGGCAGACTAGGCAACGGGCTTGGACCTTCGATTTCGATGGTCATAGCTTCTACGTCCTTGATCTCTCCGAGGAAGGTACTTGGGTTCTTGATCTGACTACGATGCAGTGGTCTAAGTTTGAGACACCCGGGCACGGTAGTTGGAACATGATCAACGGGTTGTTCTGGGAGTCCAACCGAATGGTTGTGGCTGGTGATGCTATCAATCCAAACGTTAATCGACTTGATCCTACTAGCCATCTTGATGATGGTTGGCGGCCTGTCGAATACAAGGTCTCTGGTGGTATCGTTTCTCGTGGTAGAGACGGCAAGCGACTCAGTTCCCTGCGTATGGCTGTCAGTGCTGGACACGTAGGTGATCCTACAGGTACTCCCTCTATCACTATGAAGTTCTCCGACGATAACGGAGACACATGGTCTAACGATTACACTACTACGATCCTGACTTCTTCGTACAGTCAGCGAATTGAATGGAACTCTCTCGGCCTTATTAAGAACCCGGGCAGAGTGTTTGAGTTCTCTGACACAGGCGGATTGGTTCGGATTGATGGAGTAGAGGCACAGATTGAAGGAAGCGAGTAATGGCTAGAGCCCCAGCTCCTT